CTTTTTTCCATGATTTTAGTATAGTGTCTGTTGATGCACCGAATATTATAGCGTGATAATGTGGTCTTTTGAATTTGTCTCCGTACTCTCCAGCTATAAAGTAGCTGATTTTTAATGGTGTTGCAGTTTTAGAGTTTTCATAACGTAGTTTTTTTATGAATTCTGTTATGTGAGCTCTTACTAATGTCATGTATGTTTTGCCTGTCTGTTTTTGTTTTATTACAGGGAGGTTTTTACTGTCATATGTGAGTGTTACACAATAGAATATTGGGTTTTCTACTGCATGTATTGACATGCGATATACCCATTGGTTGCAGTATTTTAGATGACATGGTACACATTTGCCACATCCTACTAGCATTGCGTCTGGTGTGTCCTTATTTAAGGAGATTGGCGTTAAACACATTTACGAGATCTTGATATTTTTTTACTGGTTGTCCGTATCTTGAAGGTGGTATTGATGCCCATACATAGGATATAGCGTCGAATACTCCTTTCATATCTCCTTTGTTTAGTAGTGGGAGTGCTTTTGTTCTGGCGATGAGATTGATTGCTATTAAGTCTTGGGTTTTTGGTGTAAAGTCTGTATATCCACTTGCTTTCCAAGTTCTGTAAAGTATTTGATATTTTCCCGCTGCGGTTGATACGTATTTCCCTTTCGTTACTTTTATGTTTGGATGAGTTGAATAGTCGGAGAATGTTTGACCTCCGAATAGTATATTGTACTTTGCGCCTTCTGCCCATGCGATAGTCTCTAGTAGTGCTTTTAATCGTGTCATTATTTTCTATTTTTCCAAGCAGTTCTGAAATTTTGCCATGAATTACTGATTTGTTGAGTAAAGAATTTAGGTGCGCTAAACATTGATACATTTGAACGTTCTGTAGCTTGTTTATCTGTTTGACGCATTACATTTTCTCGTTCTATATCGTTTAGAGTTTTTTGTATAGTTGCTCTCATTAGATCTTGATTTCCTTTTGCGCTTTCTATGTCTGCTTTCATTTTTTCTATAGAGGTTTCCATTACCCTAAGTTGTTTAGATTGAACTTGTATATCTACTAATGTTTTTTTATTATTTAGTTCCATTCCTTTTGTAATAAGTCTATTTTTTGCTTCTGTATACATTGATTCTATCTGTGTGATGGAATTTTGTAAGTTTTGACCTGTAGTTTTTGCTTTTTCTGTTAATAGAGATTGTTCTACTAATGCTTTAGTTGACTTAAGATTATCTGTGGCTTGTATAGTATTTTGTGTAATTGCTTGAGTATTTTCTACACCTATGTATTTTTCTAGAGGTTTAAATTGATTATCTATAGTTTTACCCTGTGCATCTGCATCGTATAATTTTGCTAATGCAATTTTTTGACGGATATCTGCATCCATCATTTTATAATTCATTACTGATGAGAGTGCGTTTTGTATTCCTCCTTGAATATCTGTGTATTGAGGATTGACTGATGGGGTTGATGAACCTGATGTTGATACTGGAGCTTGGAATGTATTTTCTAACATAGCGTATGGGTTTAAGCCTGCTTTATTCCATTGGGACATTTTGTATTGCCAATCGTTGTCTCGTTGATATGCTAAATCTGTGGCTTGTTGTTTATATTTCCAATCAGTATGAAATTGATTTTCTGCCCATTCTCGTTGCTTTTTATTTTCTCTTTTATTATAGCGGTTTTGTAGTGCTATTCCGCCTATACTTGTATGTCCGCTTATACCGGCTGCGATTCCTGATGATGCTGCTGATGCTGATGCGGCTGATGCTGCTGCTGTTGCTCCCATAATAGATATTTTAAAGGGGGTTTTTTAGGCCCCCATGATTGTTATACTAAATTGTTTGAATAATTGTTTGTAAGTACTGGCATTGAATACTTGGACATTGGTCTGTATGCTATTACTCGATTGTATACTTGTACTATGACGTTATCATAATTTGGATCTTCTATACCGAATATACGTGATGGTGAATATATATCAAAGAATCGTGCTGATAGATTGATATTATTTGAATATGACCGTGCTAATGACCATTGTGCGAGTGTATTTGTGAAATTACCTGTTACAAGATTGAAAGGTAGTCTGTATTCTGCGTATCGTGGGACATATCCGAATGTACCGTCTGGTGTAAGGTGGGTTTGATGTAATTCTTTATATAGAATTGGTTGTTCACCCATTTGGTCGAATACTGGTGTGTAATACTCTTCGTTTTTAGTTTTATAGAAAAGTTTGTTTACTGATGACATATATGCGCTATCTGGTATACATGAATAGATGCCTAAGATAAGTCCATGTTCTGATACTTCGTAGTTTCCGCTTCCGCCTTCTGAATATCCATTTGCTTGACCTGTTTGATAGCCTTGCTCTTCTGCAGTATTTAATACTTCTGATACTACTATAGGTGCTTTAATTCCTGCTATATAGTCTGGTCTGTCAATACGTAAGTCTGGTACCCTAACACCGAACATTGCTAAGATGTATTCGTTATATCGGTTGCCTGATAGATTTTTTCTTACTAAGAATTCTTGCATTCTAACCATTTCGATGAGGTCATTGATTGCTATATTTCCTGATAATTGAGATGTATCTACATAGAGGTATTGATTAAGGATTCCTGCGTCTGCTTCTTTGTTTAATACACGTGTGATATCTCCAGTTGTATTGTTTCCGGTGTAACCTGATACCCAGTTTTCTCTTTCTGAAGGTATACCTGTAGTTCCTGTTCTGTTTCTATATACACTGAGTTCGTTATCTGTTATATTTAGAGATACTGTTGCTTGGTCACCTAATTGTGGTGATGGAAGTGCTGATGTAAAGTAATCGTCTTTATATGTTCTATAGCGTAGTGTTACCCATTTTTCGACTTTTGGGTCTGTTTCTAATATTTCGCCGTCTGGACATACTAAGTCTGGAGTTAAGTCTGTATGTATTTTTTCGTGACGATAGTATTC